ATTTACCTACGTTTCCGGAGCATAAATGGTTCGGATGGTTAGTAGCACGGATGAAGAGCAACTCACTCGATGCGACTCCCCAGAGAGGCATAGTGATGCCGTTAGCGTTAGATCCACAGAAGTTGTTTCCAACCCACTTGTTCTCTGACCAGCATCCATAGCAAGAGCTAGCGTCTGTCGTATTGTAGAACTTGTTGTACTCAAGAGCGTTGCTCATGTTGATCGTGCATCCAGAGAATGTCGTCTTCAGATAGAAGTCATTTCCAGACTTGAACGGATAGAACTTGTAAGTTCCTCCATCGATATAGCAGTTATAGAAGTGAGCTTCCTTCAGACCGAATGTGCAAGATCTCAAGTAGCAGTTCCTGAATGTCTGAACTTTTGTAGTAGCGGTGTTGTCCGTAGCGTAGTTCAGAGCTACTGAAACATCATCACAGTCTGTCAGATTCAGCTGAAATTTGTTAGCCGTGAATGTTGTTTGAGTATAGACCTTAGAGTTGTATGCCGTAAGCGATACTGGCTTCAAGTCGTTGTAGAAGTACAGACGGCTGTTGTAAGCAGTGATCGATATACCTTCGTTAGGAGCCGTCGAAGTGTCTATGTTTCCATTCACCCATACGTTGTATAGAGTCATCGTATGGTATAGATTCATATCACCTCTGATTCGGCAGTTTCTCAGAATCAAGAAGGAAGATGCCCTAACTGATGCATCAAATGCTGATATGCTTGCACCTTCTAGATCTATGTCTTGTGTTCCGTCAGCAGCTGCGAATCTCATGTAGACGTTAGGAGAGTTGAAGTTTCTGATGCTCAGATTGTTCATCGCAGCAGACTTAGCTTCAATGTGATTGCCGTTAGCTATACTTCCTACGTCCCAGTTAGAAGCATTGCTGTTGACCCACCATCGATCAGTGATGTTCATGTTAGTGAACTTGAGGTAGTCGCTAGATACGTTGAAGATTCTGTCACCTACGATGTCACAGTTCTGTAGAGATAGGCACTGACCAGTCGCATAAGTCAATGGAAGTCTCTCAGAACCTTCGATGATGCAGTCGACTAGAGTAGGAGTAGAAGTGATCTGAGAGTTGGAGAATGATGTTCCTGGATCGAATATGAAGTGCTTAGCGTTGCAAAGGAAGAATCTCTGAGCAGTCTTGAACCAAGAAGAGTGAACCGGTGTGTTGATCGTGCTAGAGAAGTAGAAGTCACATATCGGAGTTGTAGGCTTACCGATGACCTTCAAGTCTGAGCAAGTGATAGTCTCTCTAGTGAATGTCGTTCCAGCATCAACCAAGATTCTCTTATATGTCGATAGAGCTGTCGTAGAGTCAGTGTAGTTTCCTCTGACGAAGTATACTCCGGGAGCAGTCTTCTGAGTGCCTATAGAGTCAACATATCCGAGTAGAGCGTTGATGTTAGCTTCTCTTCCAGGATAGACTCCGTAGTATGTCGAAGGAAGATACTCACCATCGAACTTCAAGATCCATCGTCCTGTGTCAATGTCTGGATTCTTGACGATGTATCCACCGTCTGCTGAAGCGACTGAAGTCGGATCCCAGACATACTGCCTTGCTTCACAGTCGTTCTCTGTCCAGTAACCGACGACAGTGACCGTTCCTATCTCTGGATCAGTTCCGAGAAGTCCAGATAGTCCATAAGTTGTTCCTTCTGTCGTTCCAGAAGAGACAGCGTTGTATGCTCCGAGCCACTCTCTGACGAACTCCCAGTTCTCTGTGTCGTCATCGATCATCGGATCAGAGAAGTTTCCGAGATACTTGTACAGACGACACAGAACCAGACGATCACAGAAGTATGTGTGGTCAGGTCTGCTGAGTGCTCCGATATAGATCGGATTGTCTGCTGGAACATAGTCGTCATTGGCAGAGTCGTAAGTGTATATGTCGATCGATGTGTTGCTTGTAGGATCGAAGCACTCAATCTTTGCTCCAGGAATCACCTTTCTGTCATTGTCAAGAATCAGATCGTTCTCTGATAAGAAAACTTGATACATCTTATACTTCCTCCACAATAGTCACTTCAGGATTCTGTGCCTTCATCTCTTCCTTCTGTAATGAGATAGCCTCTTTCTCGATTGAAGCGTTCGCCTTGTAGATGTCAGCTTCGGTCTTAGCCATCTCTGCTGGATCGTTAGCCTTTATCTGAGCATCGAGAAGCTTGAGCTCTTTCTGATGATTGAACTTCTGATCTTCGAGAAGCATCTCTCTCTGAAGTCCGTAAGCTTCGATCTTCTGATTAGTCTCCATGTCTCCGAGTCTCTTCTGAAGCTCGACGATCTGAGCGTCTCTGTTCTTGATCTCCTGATCAGCCTGAGCCAATAGCTGTTGTTGCTGTAGCTCGTTGTCAGTCATCTGAGGCTGTATGAGAGACAGGAACTTAGTGATGTACTCATTGTCCTTCTCGATCAAGCACTGAGCTATGACGAGCTTCTGCTTGTCAGAGTCAGAAGTCAGAAGAGGAGCGTATGACTGAAGCTGAACTCTAGCCTCTTGTTTCTCCATAGCGTCATCTGGTCCTTCTACGACTGTCAGCTTGATCTTTCCATACATCGGCTGATTGTAAGTGTACTCAGCGAATAGCATGCCGACTAGAGAAAGAGAGTACTTCAGATGCTGAATGTAGCTTCTGATGTTGTTGTTGAATGTCTTCTGATTGAGAAGAGCTTCAGTAGCCGTCTTCTCTACTGTCGTCTCAAGTCCAGTAGCTGGAATTCCGATGATAGTGTTAGTCAGTCCGAGAGCGTTCTGCATCAACTGATCAACATCAGCGAACTCGATAGTGTTCGGAAGTCTCTGAGGTGGCTCTAGCTTTCTCTTTCCGTCCTTGCTGTACTCGTTGAACATGAGCAACGGATTCAGAGTCTTGTCAGAGTTCTTGTAGTATGCTTCGAAATTCTGAATCGCCTCGCTTCCAGAGATCCAAGTATTCTTCGGGCTTTTGCTCATTCTAAGCAGCAGCTGCCTGTACGCGTAGTTGATGAGTCTCTGAATAGGTCTCATCTGAGTAGTGATTCCAGTCCATGTCTGCTTGTTGTCCTTAGACCAGCTCTGCTCTCCGAAGACCGGAACGACTGGAATGTATGAGTAAGGAAGCAGAACTGGATCTTCGATGAGTCTGTCTCCGAGAAGCTTGTAGCAGGTGACGCCGTTCATTCCGTCTTCTTTGACGAAGTAAGTCACTAGCGGAGCGTAGTTCTTTCTGTCGTAAGTCTCAGAGATGTCTACCAGTGGAGCCTCAGAAGACCAGCTTACGTCGATTTCACCATAGTTGCTTCTGATCCAGCTCTTAGACTTGAGCTCAACGATAGCAGCCTTAGTAGCGTCTGCGAAGTTCAGCTTAGAGGCGTTAGGATCGAGACGAACATTTGTCACGTCCGGAATAGAGTATAGAACAGGCTTGATCGATCCGTCGATGTCGTAGTCGTCTGAGAAGACTAGAACACCGAGTCCAGTTCCGACTGAGTTTGTCAGAGCTTCGACTGTGCCTGTGCTGTTGTCTGGATCTGACAAGAACTGATCTTGCTTAGCGTTCAGATCGTCGTTTCCTTCGTAATGCCATTTGTATTGGTTAGTCAAGTACGAGTTGACTGTCGTTCTGATCGCGTTCTGAGTGATGTTTATGTTAGCTCTAGGTATATCAGATCCTAGAATCGTGTCATCATCAGTACCAAATTGAGCACCACCAATGAACTTTCTATCAGCTTTGATCTGCTCATATAGGTCTTTGTACTTAGCGTATGATGCTTTCTCAAACTCTCTGAAGTCTTCTATGAGACCTTCTAAATCAAAATCTTCTGCCATTTAGGAATCTCCTTCGGTCATATTTCAGACCAATAAATGGTTGATTATTTGATTTATAGAGACGTTTTCAGTATGGCTATAGGTATATTAGGGGTAACTAGAAATAATGCCTAGAACAGCGCTTATTCTGTCTCTAACGTGAAATATAGCTCAGAAGCTGGCCTGTTGTACCACTTTCTCATCTTTCTGAGCTCTTCTGGAGTGTGCTCGGTCTCAAGCTTGTGTCGAATCGTCCACATATTCTCAACATCGCTAGCAGCCTCCCAAGCGTGTTCGATCATTATGACTGGCTCTTTGCAGTAGCTTGCGGCTTTTCGATAGTCGAACATTTCTTGTACCTTAAGTCCTTCTTCATATTTAGCTTTCTGTTCACATACTCAGTGAATCTTCTCTTCAGCTCTTCATCAGACTTGCATCTCTTCTTCAATTTACTGTGATATGATCTGATCGCTCGATATGTCTTGTACTCCACTCCCCACATATCTACTCCCGATAGATCTGTGAGCTTATCTCTGCTGTGATAGATACCTTCCCAGTGACGAAATACATTAGG